ATACAGATTGGAAATCCTGCCCCCCGGAGCAAACGCCGAGTGCTTTGGATCAAGTAATAGGAGTTGGCGATGGGACTATGGCATCTTTTCAACTTTCTAAGACGTATGGTGGCACTTATGCGCCTTGGAAACGATTAATTAAGAAGCCGGTAGAAGGCAGCGTTCTTGTCGCCGTTGACGGGTTGCTACAGGAAGAAGGCGCAGCATTTGTGGTAGATCACACAACTGGAGTGATAACGTTTCGGCCAGAGAATATACCGCCTCAAGGCGCCCGTATAACAGCGGGCTTTGAATTCGACGTACCGGTCCGGTTCGATACAGACAAGCTTGAGGTTAGCTTGCAGGGTTTTCGACACGGCGCAATTCCCGCAATTCCAATCGTCGAGATTCGCATATGAAAACCTTGCCATCGGATTTGCAGGCACATCTCAACAGCGGAGCAACTACACTTTGTTGGTGCTGGAGGCTGACTCGCCGGGACGGGGTTCGCATCGGGTTCACGGATCATGACCGCGACTTAACTTTCGATGGAACGACATTCGAAGCGGCAGCTGGCTTTACGGCAACTGACATGCAGCAGAGTCTGGGCTTGAGCGTCGATAACTTGGAGGTTGCTAGCGCGCTCAGCTCGGATCGCTTATCGGAACAGGATCTTGCCGCTGGCCTTTACGACGACGCGCGCGTAGAGCTCTTTCGGGTCAACTGGATGGATCCGGAGCAGCGGGTGTTGATGCGTGTCGGTAGTCTAGGAGAGGTCACACGCGCGGGAGCGCATTTTCGAGCTGAGGTGCGGGGGCTATCGCATTATCTACAACAGCCCCATGGTCGAGTATTTCAGTTTGCCTGCGATGCCAGTCTCGGCGATAAGCGTTGCCGGGTTAATCTAAGTTTGGATCGGTATCGGGGAACCGGGATCGTTCAAGAAATACTGGCGGCGCGAAATTTCAAAATTAGTGGAGTCGGTGCTTTTGACGAGCAATGGTTCACAAAAGGACTATTAGCATTTCAAAGTGGTGAGAACAAAGGACTTCGTATTGAAATTCGCTCACATCGACGAGTTCAGGGAGACGCGATAATCGAGTTGTGGCAGGAGCCAGCATATCCAGTGGCGATAGGGGACATCGTTGAACTTGTCGCGGGTTGCGACAAGCAAATCGTGACCTGCCGAGACAAGTTCTCGAACGTTTTGAATTTTCGAGGGTTCCCCCATATGCCGGGAAATGATTTCGTGGCATCGTACGTTCGTCGAGCAGGTTGATGAGGGGCACGGCAATTAGCCGCCAAGATATCGTTCGCATTGCCCGATCTTGGATCGGGACACCTTATCATCATCAGGCCAGCGCTCAAGGTGTTGGCACAGACTGTCTTGGTCTTGTTCGCGGTATTTGGCGGGCGCTCTATGGCGCGGAGCCAGCTTCCATCCCATTCTATAGTCGGGATTGGGCTGAAGCTTCAAATCGAGAGACGCTTCTGGAGGTCGCTCGGCAATACTTGGTTGCTGTAGCAAGCGAAGATATGCGCCCGGGCGATGTGCTGATCTTTCGCTTCCAAAGCGATTTGCCGGCGAAGCACGTCGCAGTTTTGGCGTCTAAAAAAAGCATGATCCACGCAATGGAAGGCGTTGCGGTTGCCGAGGTTTCGCTGCTGCCGTGGTGGCGAAGACGCATTGCAGGTGTTTTTTCTTTTCCTGGGGTCATTGACTAATGGCAACGCTAGCACTGGCTGCTACCGGCGCCGCCGTTGGGAACGCGCTTTTGCCCTCAGGTCTTACGGTCTTCGGCGCGACCATTAGCGGAGCAGCTCTAGGATCTCAGATCGGAGCTATTGCAGGTTCATTCGTTGACCAGGCTTTGCTCGGTGGCTCCGGCCAAACTCGTACATTCACTGGACCACGGCTGTCTGATCTGCGGTTAACGGCCTCGACGGAGGGAGCTCCTATCCCGCGGGTTTATGGACGAGCCCGTATCGGTGGTCAGGTTATCTGGGCCACAGATTTTGAAGAAGAAGTTGTTACGACGGAAGTAGGAGGCGGGGGAAAGGGTGGTGGTGGATCCAGCGCGTCGACGAAGCAAATTGAATATCGCTACTACGCGAATTTTGCTGTTGCCCTTGCCGAAGGTGAGATATCCGGTATTGGACGAGTGTGGGCCGATGGCCAAGAACTGGACCTTGGCTCAATCACGTGGCGGCTCTACACAGGTTCCGAGGATCAACAACCTGACAGCTTGATTAGTGCTCACGAGGGGCCAGAAAATACACCTGCTTATCGTGGCCTTGCCTATATTGTCTTCGAACGGATGCCATTAGCTCCTTACGGCAACCGTCTCCCACAACTTTCGTTCGAAGTATTTCGAGCCGTAGATGATTTCCACCACAATGTACAAGGCATCGTTTTAATCCCGGGTTCAGGGGAGTTTGTCTATTCGTCAAAGGAGGTGACACGGCGAGAGGCTTGGGGGCTTCAGGTCGCTGAGAACGTCCATACGCGCCAAGGCGGCACGGACTGGACCGTTTCACTAGATCAACTGCAAACCTTTCTACCTAACGTCAAATCCGTATCTCTCGTTACGAGCTGGTTTGGAACAGATCTCCGTGCTGGACACTGCCAGATCCGGCCTGGGGTCGAAATCGCTAACAAGAAGACGAGCTCGCTTACTTGGAGCGTCGCGGGCGTGTCCCGCGCCAATGCGCATGTCGTAAGTCTTCATCATGGGCGCCCCGCTTATGGTGGCACGCCGTCTGACCAAACAGTGATTTCTGCAATTCAAGATTTGAAGAATCGCGGTTTTTCAGTCGTTCTCACCCCTTTCATTCTTATGGATGTGCCGCATGGCAACAATAAACCTGATCCATATCGAAGCGGATCACTGGGTCAGGCCCCATATCCGTGGCGAGGGCGCATCACTCTGAGCGTAGCGCCAGGTCAGCCGGGCAGTCCCGATAAGACAGCAGCGGCGGCAGAAGAGATCGCGCATTTTGTGGGAAATGCGGCGGTAAACGATTTTCAAATATCGGGGGAGACAGTCACATATCACGGCCCGCCTGAATGGTCGTACCGGCGCTTCATTCTGCACTATGCCTATCTGGCAAAGGCGGCTGGGGGCGTGGATGCCTTCGTTATCGGATCGGAAATGCGTGGACTCACGCAGATCCGCAGCGATCAGATCACCTATCCTTTCGTTTCTGCCTTGGTGAAATTGGCGGAAGATGTTAAACGCATTCTCGGTCCAACTACCAAGGTAACATATGCGGCAGATTGGTCAGAGTATTTCGGACATCGGCCGGAGGACGACTCAGGGGACGTTTTCTTCAACCTGGATCCATTATGGGCGTCGCCCGCGATTGATGCGATCGGAATTGATGTCTATTGGCCACTAAGCGATTGGCGCGACGGTAACGATCATGCCGATGCCTTGGCAGGCGCACCATCAATCTATAATCTTGATTACTTAAAATCGAATATTGCCGGTGGGGAAGGATTTGATTGGTATTACGCCAAACCTGAAGATCGTGTACGGCAGGTTCGTACACCTATTACTGACGCCTACGGCAAGCCTTGGGTATTCCGCTACAAAGATCTCAAGTCCTGGTGGTTGAATTATCACTACGATCGGCCGGGTGGGATTGAACAAAGCGAGCCAACTATCTGGATACCGCAGTCAAAGCCTGTATGGTTTATGGAAATTGGCTGCCCTGCTGTTGATAAGGGTGCCAACCAACCCAATGTGTTTGTTGATCCAAAGAGTTCTGAAACGTCCCTGCCTTATTTTTCGAGTGGTAAGCGGGACGACTTCATACAGCGTCGCTATCTACAAGCGCTGATAGAGGCGTACAATCCCGACCATTTAGGAGCGGTTTCGGGCCTCAACCCGGTTTCGGCGATCTACGGCGGACCGATGGTAGACCCGTCCCGGATACACGTTTACGCTTGGGATGCCCGGCCTTTTCCTGCTTTTCCGAACGATACGGAAACATGGGGAGACGGTGTCAATTGGCATCGAGGGCATTGGATCAATGGTCGCGTTGCAAGTGCGCCAATTGGAGATCTCGTTAACAAGATACTGGAGGATTCCGGTTTCTCGGAATTCGATTCCTCCGGTCTCTCCGGCATTCTTCCGGGCTATGTGATCGACCGCGTGATGTCGCCAAGGGAGGCGCTACAGCCTCTCGAGCTCGCCTTCTTTTTCGATGCACTGGAAAGCAACGGCAAGATCGTTTTTCGACACCGGGGTGCTTCGACAGAGGTAGTTGAGTTAACACCTGAGGATTTGGTCGAAGAGACACCTTATGCCAGCTTATTGCGGCTGACGCGTGGCCAGGAAACTGAACTTCCTGCATCCGCCAAGATATCATACATCTCGGCCGCAAATGACTACCGTCAGGCTGTAGCAGAGGCGCGTCGGCTTGCTGGGGCAAGCGCCCGGGTTGCCTTGGCGGACCTGGCGTTGGTGCTAGACGATGAGCAGGCGGCAGCAATTGCCGACGCGTGGTTGTTTGAGACATGGGCTGCGCGTGAAAGAGCCTCATTCATCCTGCCTCCCAGCAAGCTCGCGATCGAACCTTCGGATGTCGTGGCACTACTCCACAACGGCCGCAGGAGCTTGTTCAGAATTAGAGAGATTGGAGATCGTGGGCCTCGCGAGATTGAGGCGCTTAGCGTCGATCCTGCGATTTACAGGCTGGGAGAAGGTGCAAGACGTGAGGCGCAGAAGAACAGGCGAGATCCTTCAGGGCAGCCCACTGGATTTTTCCTCGATTTGCCTCTCCTGCGAGGGGATGAGCCAGCCCATGCCGGTTATTTCGCTGCTACCCAGTGGCCTTGGCCGGGCGCTATAGCACTTTTTCGATCACCGTCGGACGCGGGATACGTATTGCAGGCTATTGTGCAAGCACCGGCCATTGCAGGTGAGCTCCTTGAGCCGCTGTTGCCGGGGCCTGTTGGACGCAGGGACAAGCGAACGCGTATTCGCGTGCAGCTCTATCATGGAGAGCTTTCGTCGGTTGACCAACTACGCCTTTTTGCCGGCGCAAACGCAGCGGCTGTTCGAAATTCTTCAGGTGACTGGGGGGTTTTTCAGTTTCAGTTTGCAGAACTTATTGGCCCCAAGACTTATGAGCTATTCGGCTTGTTACGAGGACAAGCGGGAACAGAGGTGGCGTTCGAAAATGAAATCCCGCCGGGTGCGCCTTTTGTCTTGCTCAATCAAGCGCTAGCACGAGTTGACATCGGGTTCGACGAAATTGGCCTTCCCTTCAATTGGCGTTATGGTCCAGCCAATCAGAATATTGGGCATCCCAACTACGTCCTAGAACGGCATGCTTATCGGGGTATCGGACTTCGTCCGTTGAGCCCTGTTCACCTGCGCGGGATGCGGACGATTGATGGAAGTTTGGAATTGCGGTGGATACGTCGAACGCGCATCGGTGGTGATAGCTGGGAGGTCAACGAGGTGCCGCTTGCCGAGGGCGATGAGCTTTACGAAGTCGAGATACTGGACGGAGGCTCGGTAAAGCGCACGTTCGCAACCAACATTCCGAATGTCGTATATACGGCTCAAGAGCAGATCCAGGATTTTGGTGTGCTCCCATCCTCTATCGCTGTTCGCGTTTATCAGGTAAGCCGAGTTTGGGGCCGCGGCGCACCTTGCTCAGCCGTGGTTTGATTTCATCGGCTCCATTATCCCTCG